TATGCCACTAGCTTTAGCCATTTGTAAGTATTGAAGGTCATTAGCCCAATCTCTTATATCAAATGTATCTGGATAATTTACTGAACCATTCCATTGTTTATCTTGCCATTTAGCAAATAAATCCCAGATTTGTTCTTCAGCATTTTCTAAATAATCGGCTTTTTCTGATAACCTAGCGTTCAATAATTGAAACTCAGTTTGTAATGCTATACCGCTTGCTATCTGTGTACCTGTGGCTCTAACTGAACCCATATGTGTTATTCTATCAATAGCATCAACCTTGCTTTGAATACATTTCATAATGCCTTCTAGGTTTTGTCCACTAGGCTGAATTATATATGGTTTTAAAGCTGAATCTAAATCTTCTGGTATTTCTATTATAGCTCCTGCACCTGCACTAGCTTCAACATTTGGAGTTTTAACTAAACTTGGGTGGTTAGCCAATCTAATTAACTGTTCTTTCTCAGAATAATCATTGTAAATAGATTGCTGTAAATAGGCAACATCAGCCAAATCACTTATACCTATAGGTCTTTTAGCTCCTCTTAGATTATAAACATTAACAGCAGGGATTTTCCCTATAGCATTAGGCACTTCTTCAATAAGTTTAGGCTCTTTGTCTGTATATTCTTCTGTGTAGTCCTCAAACTCATATGTAAGTATACTTTCCTCAGTAAATACCTTGATAATAGCTCTTTGAGAATTTACATCTTCTATGACAACCAATAAATCTAAATAAAACCTTCCACTTGGTGACCTTTTATAATTCCAATTAACAATATTCTCTGGTGTATATATTGAAACATAAGGTCTTATATCTTGAGCCAATTCTTCTGCTCTTGTCTTAGCATTTGATTGAGGCTTATCAATTACAACCCAACAGTTACCATAAATACTAGCGTTCATTTGAACCTCTCGCATTACAGTATTAAAGTTTCTTCCATCAAGGTCAGCATCTTCTATAAATGAAGCTAGTTGTGGGTCACCATCTAAATCGCCATAATCTCTTGTGGGTGGTACTCTCCATAGGAAACTAGTGTAAATCTGCACAACATTCTTACAATGATTGTCTACTGGAGTATGTCTTATTCTTTGGTCATATTCTTCTGGTGTTTCTAATATGTATCTGTGAAGATAATAACCAGTTTTGTAATCATTACCGCCTAAATAACTGCGAATATAAAACTCCCAGTTACTTATATTTTGATGCCATAAATCGTGTTTATTGTGTAGAAATTCTTTGTCCATCAACTCCACCTCTTAGGAGGGCTTGCAACAAAATTCCGTCTAAGTGGGAAATTTAACTCAACTAAATAACCGAGAGCATCATTCATATGGTCGTATCCACTATCCTTATCTGGTATATGTGTTCCCTCTTTGTATATCTGTCTTTCTATGCTTTTTATTACATTTTTGCAAGATTTTAGAATAAACAGATTGTTCTTGCCATTAACATTTTTAAGTTTTGAATTAACTGAGTTAATCCTATCCCTCACTAGAGGTGCTGTATTTCTACATTTTACATCAAATCCTGCATTTTTCAATATACTTATATCAGTAAATCCACCTGCGGAGGTTTTTCTTTGTCTAGCACTAGGGTCTGGGTAAACAATTATTTGTTTATTTCGGTATCTATTCCTTATTTCCTCACACATTTCTTGAGTATTTGATGAATAGATTTGTATTTCATCAATCACTATAATAGTCTCATTTATTACATAACAAACAACTGCTGTCATTGGGTCTACATTAAAATCTAAACCTATGTGTAAAAGCGGATATTCTTTTTCAAACTTATCAATAATATTTTTATTTCTATTAAAATTATAATAAATCATTCCAGAATAATTAACAAAAGTAGCTTCGTATTCTTGTTGGAACGTTCTTATATCCAAATCCTGTTTAGCCTGTTCTATTTCTTTGTCACCTACTTGACCACCCTCTAACGTAGTATATTTAAATGATGCCCAATCTTCATTGGTTTCACCTTGTTTAAATAACTCATATGACCAGTTACCAAAACCTCTAGGACTTCCACAAAACAAAGCATGACCTCCAGTATCAGATAATGTAGGTCTTAATACTTCATACCATGCTTCTTTATGAATATCTGCAAACTCATCTAAAACTATAAAATTTAAACCAACTCCTCTAAGTGATTGTTCATTATCAGCACCCCTTAAAGTAATTGTTGAATTATTTTTTAAAATTATAGTTAAATCACTATTATTGATATTTTTTACCCATTTATGCTGTATAAGTTTATCTTTTAATTCTACCCAACATATTTGTTTAGCTTGCCTATATGTCGGTGCTACATACCAAACTTTTTGTTTTGATTTACTTGCAAATTTCGCTAATTCATTAATAGCAAGATAAGTTTTCCCAAATCTTCTTCCAGTAATAAGAACTCTAAATCTTGATTTATTGTCTATTACTTCTGATTGTGGTTTAGTTAATGGCATTAACTAGTCCAAGGAAGTGGTTCTTCAAGCTGTGTTTCTTCTATTTTATCTTGTTGACCTAGCATATTCTTTCCTAGAAATATAAGCATACTTACATTGCCATTTTCACAAGCTCTCCATTGAAGCTGTCTTAATCGCATTTTTTGTTCTGCTCTGCCTTTTGTAAGAAATTCCGAATAACTCTTTTCCAATAAATCTGCTGAACAACCAAAAAAGTCTGCCATTTCTTTATTGGTACATCCTAATTTTGCTAGTGTTGTTAATTGTTTAGTGTCTATTTGATATTTTTTTGGTCTCGCCATAATCCTATATTTCCCTTTAGTTAGGTAATATAGATTTAACAAATTATAAAAAATAAATCTAATAAAAAAGAAAAAGGTAGGTTTTACCCTACCAATTTCAGTCCAAAATTTTAACTTGTAAATAGGAATCAATATTTACAATTCTTACTTTACAGTAATTTATATTCCTTATCAACTTTTTTTTAAACACCATTTATTGGCACTTTTACTATTGGATTTATATCAAAACCTTTTGCTTGTTTATCCTTAGCTACTATATCAGTACCCCATTTTTCCTGTAATAATTTAAATTGGTCTATTTCTTTTTGTTTTGTTCGATAATTAGCACAACCACCTGTGTTAGTATGTTGTTTAACTGAATAATGATAAGCATTAAACCTTAATGTTTTTCTATATTTATTTAAAACTTGCAAACTTAAATCATAATCTTCTTTTAATGGTAAATTCACATCATATCTTAAATCGAGGTCATTAAACGCTTGAAATGGTCCAAGTATAGTATTTTTTAAACTAAACGGGGTATATTCTCTATAAGCACCTTTATCTGGAAGTAAATTTATACCCCAATATTTAATTCCTAAACTTTCTGCCAGGATAAAACCATTTTCACAAAATTCTTGAACCTCTAAAGCACTTAATTTATTTGCTTTTTGTTGATTCCATCTACCTATGTAAGTCATATCATCATCTAACATAACTATTTTTTTTGATTCAGCATTATCTAATATGTAATTTCTTATTTTACTGACTGAACCTTGTGCATCATTAGGAACAATCCAAATATCATGTTTTTTTTCTAAATATTTATCTGCTTCAAATTCTGCAACAACATATTTGCAAAAAGGTAAGTATTTTTGAGTTATAGCTGTTTCAGCCCTTTTGAATGATGGTGAAAAATATAATATATCATTCATAATTACAATTTTTCTATTTCATTTAAATAATTACTACCATTAATAACCCTGCCAATTCCCTTTGACCAAGGTTTTCCATTAGAACGTTTTGAATATACTGATTCTACATTAAAATGAGTTTGTGCTGTGAGCCAGTCAATATCATTATCAAAATAAAGAACTAAATAATTGTGACTTTCATCTAATTCCTCAGAAAATTTAATTTTAGGTTGTATTTCCTCATCTGGTTCTTCCAATATTTTATTTATTTCATTTTGGTCAAATCCAGTTTCATTTAATAAATCTTCAATTTCTCCAAATTCTATTTTCAAAAACTCTAAATCCCAATCTGCTTCTTCCGTTACCCTATTATCAGCAATTCTATATGCCTTTTTCTGCCCTTCTGACAGTCCTTTTGCAATATGAACTGGTACTACGTCCAAACCTAACTTTTTACCTGCCTTAAACCTTGTATGCCCTGCTAAAATAATCATTTCTTCATCAACAACTATAGGTGTACGCCAACCAAATTGCGAAATTGAACTAGCTACTTTATCAACAGCTTGGTTTTTTCTTGGATTATTATGATAGGGTATTAATTTATCTATTTCTATTTCTTGAATATTCATAAATTCCTCTGTAATTATAATTGGGATTTTCAGCAGTTACCCCAGATGGAGTCGGTCTGTAATCGCTAGAACTATTTTGTGCCCTTTGATAAAAATCTGTATAAGGTGAATACTGTACTTTACCTAGCCTATCTAATTCAGCGAGTTCTTCTGAAACATCTTCAAACCTTGCATCTTCTTCTTTGCTGAGAGCTTTTGTTTCTTTATGCAGTAACTTAAGTTCTGTGTAATTGTCTCTTATTTTATTATATTTCATTTAGCCCTCGCTTGTTTAAGCATTTTAAAACAATCTTTTCTGTTAAAATTATACCTATTTATTAAATATTTGTGTAACTTTTTTATATTTGTTTTTGCTCTTATGCAAAGCTGATAGCCATAATAAAATCTCTGTATATCCCTTTTGGCATAAGCATCACCAATACATTGAAAAACAGTTGTATGCCCTCTAATTAAACTCATCATATTACCCCCTAAAATCTAAGTATTGTTTAGCTTCTTCTTTTGTAAACTGCCCTTCGCCTATCGCCCTTTCAACATCACTAGGATATCTTTGAGCATAACCTCTAATAAATGCCGTACCATTCTTAGCTTCTATAGCCTCTTTAAACATATTAACCCTGTTTTTATAAGGGTCAGCAGGGCTATTATCTTTTTTCTTTTTAGGCTGTTCATCTAAATACTTTTTAGCAGATAACCAGAAAGCAGGCTGTTTAGCGAATTGTTTATCCTCTATAGATTCATAGTAGTTTTTATACATATCAGCTAAATGCTCTGGGTTCTCTAACCATTCTGGTTCTAGTTTTAAAAAGTTTTTCTCAGCTATTCCCTTACTTACTTTATTGGGTATCTTGTTCCAAAATTTATTAAAATTAGAAGTTTTACTTACTTTGGTTTTGGTAGTGGTTTTGGTAGATGTAGGGGTAGGGGTAGGGGTAGGGGGGTTTTGGCTAGGTTTTTTTGGTCTACCACCTAACTTACCATTTACCTTAGAAGCATCTATTCTTTTGGTTATATATAAATACTCCTGAAGTTGTCTTTCATTCTGAAAATGACTACCAATTAAAACAAAAAACTGCTTTAATATACTCTTACAACTTTCCTTTTCGCTGTCAGTTATACAATTACCTATTCTGTAATAAGTATTTTCGTTATTTAATATTCCAGAACATCTTTTATTCCAGTTCCAACAAAGTAAGCGAATATATATCCCTATTTCCTCATTAGAGAGGTGCTGAGTCCCCGCAATAAAATCTTCCGTGAAAAGATACCACGCTTTTAATTTCTCCGTTGGCTTTGAATTTTTTTCTATAAACATAATTATCTCCAATCTAATTTGTTTTAATATATATTAATTAACCTAAAATGAAACCTATTTTTTTATATAGGTTAAAATCCCCAAACTTCTTTCCTTGCATTTAAAACAGTTTCCTCTTTCCATATCCAGTTGTCTGGGTTAGGAATTAGAGCCATTTTAACATCATCTTTTGAATTTACTGATTTGAGGAAGTTACCCATAACTTTTACAATATGTTTACATATATTTAAATGATGGTCATAGGTAGCTAACTCTAACTGTGTAAATTCAGCAGGTTTTGTCTTAGTAGGTGTTTTTAAATACCATAGCATTTGTCGAGCATTGGTAGCCCTATTATAAATAGCTTGTTGCATTGCATGACTAGTGCTTATCTGCATTGGGTTTGTCTTAGATGTTTTTAAATCAATAAAAAAATCTTCTTTAGTGTTTTTATCTTCAAAATGAAAATCTGTATAACCAACAAAAGGTATATCTTCTATAGATACTTCAACTTTATTTTGGTAATTTAATAATTTCCATTGAAAAGCACGTTCTTTAAACTCATGAGCACCTAATTCTAATAATGGAACTAAATTATCCCTTTCATCATTAACTTTAGGGTCTGTTAAATTTAAGCAGTTGTTATCATAATTAGCTATCATAATTTCACTAGCATCTTTAAATGACATTCCATCTAAAATCATATTTAACCCAGATTCAACAGCATTTCCTCTAACAGCTGAAGCACCAGTTGGAAATTCATAACCAAATATCCTTCTTAAAGCCCATCTTTCTCTATAAAATGCAAACTCATTAAGGTGACTAAAAGACAATGGCAGTAAACTTTTACCGCCATCATCAAACTTTTGAAAATGCTCAATCATATCTTGTTGACCCAGTCTTGTAGGTGGTCTCGATTTTTAATCACCTGTGCCTTTAAATCAAAGCATTGGTCATGAACATTACTAGTCCTGCCAAATCGTATAAGATACTCATTAATAGCACTAATTAACTTGCTCATAACTTTTATGTCACTCATATGCTTGACAATGGCTTCTTCTTTTTGCCTATCTACTTCCTGCTCTATTTCTTGGTCAGTCATTATTTACTCCCTTTAATAAGGGTGTATTCGGCATATCTTTTACCATTATCAGCAGTTTGCATTACTGACATGATGTCGTAGCCATATCGTCTTAAATTATAGATAATAGCACTTAATCTGGTAGCTTTAAATTTATGGATAGCTTCCCATGAAGTGATTTTGTTGCCTTGCTTTAGGTAGTGTAGTATTTGTTCTGTCTGGTTCATAACAATTCCTTTCTATAAATGTTTTGCCAGTTCTCTTTCATTGACCACCTTAGTTCTTAGGTCATCTCTGAAAGCCTTAAAGGATTCAAATCTTATCTTTGACCTGTTCCTTTCTTTAAGGGTTCTTTCGTATCTATCGAAATAGTCCTTAAATTTTGTATCTGAGTATATTAAACCATTTAACTCAGTCATATTTTTGTAACTGCCTTTTCTGGAATAGTAAACCGTCAATTCAGCAATTATCATTTTTTCTTCTTTTTTCATTAATTCGCAAGCTGTATCTAAATCTGCAAATCTCATACCTAGTTCTTCTTGTTGATATGATAGTTTACTAGGGTCAAAATCTATTGTGTAAATGTCAGACATAATAATCCTCGTTACCTATATCAAACTCATGTCTTATTTTCCACATAGCAGTATTCATATCTCTTATATCCGATAAATAAATATCTTCCATATCTTGAATATTTCCTAAAACATTTACTAAAGATTGATGAGCTAACTTAATAGCTTCTTTTTGTTCATTAGAAAGAGCTTTTAACCCTTTTTTCCTATTTATTGAAATGTCTTCTTGTTCTAATTCCCATTTAGTTTTCTTAGTCATTGTAAAGTTTTCCCCATTCTCTATTTGATATTTTTTTTAAAAGTTTAGCTTTCCATTCTTCATTTATAGATTTGTCTCTATGAGCGTGGTCATGACAAGACCTACAAACTGGAAATAAATTATCTATTCTATTTAATCGGTTGTTTTTTACACCTCCCATGCCTTTAGGTATCAAATGGTGTATATCTACCGCTTGCTGTCTATTACAGCCCCAACAGATAGGGATATCGTATTCATGATACCCCCAAAAGTCGGCAAATAGTTTTTTATAATTTTTTAAGGTTTTCATTAAAAGCACTTACAGCATTTTTAGTAAGTTCTGCAATATCATGAACTGAAAACTGCCCAGAACCCATAGCCCTACCAACAATTCCTGTAACAAAAATATCCATTCTTTGGGTATCATTTTTACCATTGGAACTTGGCATGACATTGTTAACTACATTATCTAATGGCTCTGGATTTGGTATGCCCTCATTTCCTTTGTTAACTATTTCAACATCTTTTATATTGCTATATTGGTTACCTTTTTCAGATGTTTTTGTATTAACTATGGTAAATTTAATTATATCACCACGATTAGGTACTGGGTATAAAGGAACACCTCTAGCATAAAGCATTTTGCCATCAACTAATTGTATAGAATAATTTGGTATTCCATCTTTTGTATTATCGTAAATCTTTTCTATTTTATTCATTTTTAACTCCAATTTTATTATTTATTTAATACGTTATAACCTCGACCCTCTAGGCAATTATTAATTAAATCTCGCCTAGTTTGTGCTTTAGGGCTTAACCATAACACCTTGAATCTTAACAAATTATATACTATTTTACCCTGTTCTAAAACGAAATTCGTTTCATCTTTTACAAGGTCACGACAAGTAAATAAATCGTCATGATATCTGTTCATATCGCCTTTGATATTTGCAGATGATTTACCTCTACTATCTACTATTGGTGTAGTCGAGCAAGCTCCTAAAGCCACCAATAAAGTACATATAGAGAATACTTTATTTATTTTCATAATAATTCTCGTTTATTCTTTTTAGAACCAATTTATTTAAATCTTTTCTAATACTATAGATAATTTTTAATTCTGTTTTGTTTGCATCTTCGCTTTCTAATTTTCTAGCGTTTCTTTGTCTGGCTTTATTAAGAAGCTCTGCATATTCTTTAAAAACTCCATAATATTGAGCTACAGACATATTTAAAACTCTAGCTGTATAAAGCTCAGTACAGCCTATTTTAATTGGTCTATCTATCATTATCAGCCCCTATGTTGTTAATTCCATATTCATTAATTAGCTCTCTTATTTCCAGACCATCTTCAAAGCCCCTCTTGTAATAAGCAGAAAATAAATTATCTGGATTTTTCTTTTGGTTTAGAATGGCATCTTTAATGCCATCTTTGTAAAATGTTAGGTAATTTTGCCTTTTCTTAACTAGTGGATTATACATTATTATCCCCTTAAAATGCTATTAGTGAAAAATAAGCAAATCCAAATAAGCTAATTAGAAATGCTGTCTCTAAAATATAAACACCATAGTTTTTAATAAATTTAATCATTAAATCCCCTCCCTGCTAAATATGCTTCATATTGCTCATAAGACATATTTTGTATTTCAAAGTCTGTAAGTTGTTTTTGTTTATCGCTTATCATTTCCCTTAATTCGTCAAGGGCTGAAGCTACATGTAAATTCCAGGGAATATTCTTGGAAATCCTATCTGTAACTTTTTGAAGTCTATTTATATCATGTATTAAATCGTTCATAATCAAACCCCCATTTCTACTGAAACTGATTGATTGGTATGTGGTGGTTGAGATATCCCATAAACAATACATCTAGCCAATGGGTTTGCAGATTTTAGATTATTTCTATAATCAACTGCATCATTAAGATTTTCAAAAGCAACTTTTCCATATTTGCCTCTGCCTTTAAAAATAGTAACAATATAGTGATTTACGTGATTTCTAAGGTAATTATCATAATCCTCAGAACTATTAAGATTTTGCATTTTGAACTCCAATTATTATTATTTATTTATTTATTAAACCTAGCATAAATGTTAGGATATTATATGTAAAGCAATTATTAATAAAAAAGGGGAAATTAATCCCCTTATTATTATAAACCATTATTCATTAATGTACTTTCAATATGAGATTTTTCAAAAACACTAAAGAAAACTGGCACTTTCTTTTTTTCTTTTTTACCAGATACTTTATTGTAAACTTCTTTAGTAACAATCTTCTTTAATCTAGCACATGATTTCATCCCTTTAAGTAAAGTAGGTGATGGAAGTTTATAATGTGCAACAGCTTGTTTAAAAGTACAGAACTCTGCACCAATTTCAAACCCTGCATCTATAAGTTCGTTAACATTGTTACCTTGATATTCTTTTTTAGTTGTAAAATTAAGCATTTTTTGAACTCCAATTTATTATTATTAATTAACTTTATAAACCTAAGTTATAGGCTAGGTTTTATTAGGTAAAGCATTAATTTAATTTTTTTTTGAAATAAATTTTTTTATGTGTTAAAACATTTATGATTCTCCAATTGAATCTAAAGTAATTACTATGAACTCCAATTTTATAGTAAACATAGGGGATAAGGTTTAAAATAATTAATTCTCATTAGGACTTTATCCCTTATGACCAAAGAAGCTGACATACAAATAGCTTGTAACCAATACCTAGAATACTTAGCTAAAACATATAACTTTAGACATTTTCATGTTCCCAATGAGGGTAAAAGGTCTATTCATTATCATGCTAAGATGAAAAAAATGGGTTTAAAGTCTGGTTGTCCAGATATTATTGTTGAATATCCAGAGGGTAAAATTTTATATATTGAATTAAAAGCTCCAAAAGGTAGGTTGTCTGATACCCAAAAGCTGTGGGCTGTACAATCAGAAATTTTAGGGACACCTCACTACATTTTGAAAGGGGAGGTTTCAGAATGTCTTGAGTTAGTTGGAGGCATAATTAAACAAAACATTCCTTTACGTTAGTATTGTATCCCTTTTTTCTTTAATATCCGCTGTACAGCCCTTAAATCGCCCTTATTGGGCATTCTATAACGTCTTCTACCCTTTCTTTTCTTCATAGGTCGCTTATCTATGAGTTCAGATAAAGTAGATGTAGTTGTAAAACCTTCCATTATTTCTTTTTCATTTTTTTCTTTTTCTTTGGTGGTCTTCCGACTTTTGAACCATAAGTTCCTTTTCCTTTAGGCATGATATTCTCCTTTCTTCTGCACAATATCTACAATCAGTTTCGCATTTTCCTAAAATACAGTCAATGAACTCTTTACCAAACTCTTCTTCTAAATCATCTTTTCTTTTTGTCATTTATAGCCTTATGCCAGAAGTAATTGGCTATACCATTAAAGAAATCATATAATTTCATATAAAACTTAGTCATTATTTTACTCGTGTTTTAAATTATTTTTTTCTTTTTTCTCCCGAGTATGACATTTACAGTTACATTCTTCTTTATCACACTCATACGCTTTACAAGTTTCACAACTCATTTTGTTAAACCTTTCTGCTTTTCATATGTCCTTAAACCACCCAAGCCAAGCATTCCCATTAAAACAGTCATTAATGAACCCATATCAAAGGCAGGGAGTTCTGGTAATGTAAAACCAAATAAAACCGACAGAAACATTATTAATGGCTGTAGTACAAAATGCCATGCTAAAGCTATTCCGCAAGTCCAACCTATAAATGGTCTCCAACCTGCTACAAATATAGATTTATGCTGTGCTTCTGCTTTGTTTATTTCTAATTGCCCTTTAGCAAGCTCTTGGGCGTGTTTCTCGCTCATAGTCGCTATATCATGTGCTAATCTAGCCTTTTGGTCTTTATCCTCTATAAACTTATCTAAAAGCCCTGTAACAGGTCCTATTAATGCTTGTATCATAAACTTTTACCCATTTTCTCTATGAGCCTTTCAGCCCTGTTAGTGGTTTGCCTATACCATAAACTATCTTTCATTTCAGCTTGTGCCTTTGCAATATCCCCATTAACTAAGGCTTGTTTAAAATTTCTAAATTTATTTAATCTTGGCAAACCTAATTGAAACACCATATGGGTAACACATTCTTTTATATTATCGTCTACTTCCATACCCTCGCAGAACTTTTCAGCATCATTAATGGCAACATATAAATCAACCTCAAAACATTCATCAACTCTTTCCTTAGATACTTCTGTGCCTACTTCCATATCATTTTCTGGGTCTGTAGCCCTTACTAAATGCCCTACACCAAATGTTTTATATCCAAGGTGGTCATTATAAACTTCATACTTAACACCTTCCTCAAACATGATATCTTTTTTTAAATGTTCTATATCCATTATTTATCCCCTTTATGTTCGTGACCCATCCAAATACCAAATACACCTGTCATAACACCCATTACAACCGATACAAAAGCCGATTGACTAGCTGTAGGTGCATCTAAATCCATAAACCATTCAGCACAACGCCAACTC